TATGTCGAACTATTTCTATTCCTTCATATCTCTTTTTATACCTATTTCTTAATTCACTTATGTTGAGTGAATTATCTAACCCTTCCAATAAACTATGATCTGAACATCTTGAGTAATAAATACTTTTTCTAACCATTCCCCATTTAACATGATTAAATTTCGATTTACAAAAGTTAAGAATTACACTTTTACCTAAATCTGATAATTTAGAATATTTGTAGGTGCATAACTTTTTATAATCTTTCAGCATTCTACTTTTATCAAAATGATAATAAGGAATATATTTAGGAATACACTTTAACATTCTTGCTCTATATGAATTGTATGTAATACCAATAATGTATTTAAGTTCTTTAATCCCTTCTTTTATTCTTTTTGAATCAATGATAAGAAGTTTAACTTTTTTAGGCAGTATAGAAAACCTTTTGTAATCTTTATTTACCTTTACATACCACCCATCTTTGTCACACAATAATCCGTGGTAATATTCCCCGTCTATGTCTACTAACGTATCTAGTTTACCTGACTTAAAAATAGCAAAATCAAAATGATGACCATTTATTAGATATTCATTTTTAAATTCAATGTTGTTTCTTATTAGTTGTCTTGAAAATTTGTATTCAGGTTTTGAAAGATAACCATGATTATTTTCTCTTCTATGAGAAAATATCTTTTTATGTATTCTTTTATTTTGTGCAGGATTTTCACATCCATATTTTTCAATATTGGTTTTCTTAATCTTCTTTCTTATTTCTTTGCTTTTAAAAGGATTGTCAACACCATACCTTTCTAAGTTTGTTCTTTTTACTTTATTCTTTACTTCATTTGATAATAATGGATTTGATGATCCAAACCTTTCTATATTAGTAGCTTTTATTTTATTCTTTACTACCTTGTTTTGTGTAGAATATTGAAACCCATACTTTTCTAAATTCGTTCTTTTCGTTTTTTCTTTTATGGATTTACATTTAGAAGGGTTATCAACACCAAAGTTATGTAGACAGGTATTTACTTTTCTAACCTTAATATCACTTCTTTTAGAAACGTGAGTAACGCCATACTTTTTTAGGTTAGTTTTCTTAATTTTGTTTTTAACTTCTTCACGTTTAAATTGGTTTGATACACCATATCTTTCAATGTTTGTATTTTTTATTTTATTCGTTCTTACAGAACTATTATAGGCACATTGTCTACCGCAATACTTTCTATAACCAATTGTTAAAGAAATAAATTCTGTATTGTTACCACATGTTAAACATTTACCTTTCTTATGAAATTTTAAGTAATACTGTTCAACGTTTAAATTATGTTTAAGAAGATGTTTTGATATTCCAAATATACTAACTTCTTCACCACAAATCCTACACCTCATATTAACACCTGTAGTTAACATCCTGATAAATAAAAAAGGGAAGGAAACTCAGGGCTGTTTCTTTTTCATCTGAGCTAATTACTCTCAAACTATCCCTAAACTAAAATAGGGTGGTTAAAAACCACCCTATTTGTTGTAATCATATTTTATTACGAAAGACGAGTACCCTTAACAACTGCTCTAGCGTTACCGATGCACATAGCTTCGATAGAGTTAAAGAGCCATCCTTGTACTGCTCTACCATCGTTTGCCTTATCAATGGACTTAACAGTCATGTCGCCCCATTGACCAATCACACCGAGGGTTTCAGGATTACCGAGCATGTACACACTACCAGGATTAAGAACCTTCAAAGAAGGAATACGATAACCATCAGTAATAATGTTCATACCGGCCATAACACCGAGACTACCTTCCATAATCAATTCATGCTTGGCAATTTCAGAATACCATGCAGTGAATTCAGGCTGTGCAACAATGTCATTCCAGATGTCATACGAAATGAGCATAGAGGTAACAGGAATACCACCATTACTTGCAATTTCAGTCTTCATCGTCTGCATAGCAGTAGGAGTGAAGTCATTAAAGAAGAACGGGCTATTCAATGAAGAAGCTGCACTGTCGAAAAGGTTCATAAGAACACGGTCTTCACCGCATAACATTTGTTCCAATCCGTCATTATATCTGTCGTCCATCAAATCACCGGTGTCTTGAGCAATTTCAATCGCTTCAATATGAATGTTTGCGGCAAGGCCAAACATTTCAGGGGTGATATAGTTTGCACGAGCAACAGATGCTACAGTGTTAGGATTAGAAGTAGTAACCCAAGAAAGGGTATCACGCTTACGCAAACGAACTTTCAAAACTTCACCATTATTCATAGTGCGGAATTGAAGAAGCTTGCGAGCGAAACCTTCACGTCCTAGAGTTTCTTTAACTTCGGCAGCCATAGTAGTACCGAGAATAGACCATGCGTCTGATTGAACACCAGCGGCAGCGGCAGTAGCCAAAGCTTCACGCTTCTCTGAAGCAGTCATTTCGTCCTGTGCTTCTTTTACGTCACCACGTTGGGCGGCAGCAAGAAGAACAGAAATTCCCTGCATGAGTTCAGCGTTATTCTTTGCATTGATTTCACCGTTAGCACCAATTAGAGGTTCCTTGGAACCAGGACGATGAAGTGAAGCAGAACCAACAATGGCTTCATCACCATGTTTGTTTGTAAACGTTTTAGAAAATGGATTAGACATGGTTAATCTCCTTATGCCAAATTGATTGAAACGCCAATGAACTTGTCAGCGGCGCTAGGACGTGAAATGATACGCATAGCATTTCCACCAGTAGAGGTAGTAGTCAACTTGCCATCGGCACCCGTGTAGGCGAGAGTAGCAGTAGACCAATCCTTAGAGGTGTCATACTGATCCGTGAAAATATTACCATTACCACGTTTTGCAGTTACCTGATTAAGGGTAGCGTTTGCAGGAGCGTTCACTCTTGGGCTGCCGAACAAAATTGTCTGTTCGTTAACAGTCAATTCACGGCGATAGTTGATAACAACGTCTTCACTAGCCGCACCCATAATGGTGAGCAAACCACTAGTAGGATCAACAAACCAGTTACCAGCAACGGAAACAGCACCAGCATTTGCTACTGGAGCAAACGTGGAAGCAGAACCGCTAATGAAAACGGAAGTACCAGCGGTAGGGTTAGCGTTGGAAACAACGTAGGGGAGAAGTTGAACAGTGGTCTTTGCAGAAACGGCAGGGAGAGAAGCAGAAACTGACTCTACCAACGTATCCGTAACAAAGTTATTACCAAAGGAGAAACCAACCAAAATTTCATTGGAAGTTCCTTCTGATGGTTTAACCTTTTCAATCCCGCCTTCCAAAATGGAGACAAGAGCCACACCTTCCTGAGTAACGGATGCATTGGCAGCGAGACCGTAGTCTTTACTGTCATCCGTATAAGTCTTTTGGAGATTAAGCATATTTATATACCTTTAACTAAAGTTTGTTATATCAGTTCGATATTACTGTCGAATTCAGTTCTATATTTGAAACAACACTTTCTTAAAGGTTTGTTTTATTTTTGTCTATAATAAAAATATGAAAAATTAGCTTAAAGTGCTGAATACAGCTTATCCGCGGATTTCACTGCTTCTAAATAAGAGTTAATACTTATAACCCAGGATTCAAGTTTTTTAGCACCATAGGAATTTAACCTAAATGATCTTGTAATAGTGTCGTCCGCAATGTAGGGTCTATTAAGATTGGCAGTTACTTCAATTTTCCCTGCACCGCTAATATAAATTTCATATTTTATCTTATTATTTATCGCATATAGATAATATTCAATACTTGATTTTCTAATAGTTATTTTATCAAAGTTGCAATTATTTTCCAACAACTCTTTTAATTGTTCAATATCCGCCTTATCCTTCTTTGTATCTGAAGTGATTTTCTTAACTGCTTCCACTTTGCTAGAGGCTGTGACGATTTGATCTTTGTATTTGAACTTCATAATTTATTCCTTGTTAATCAATGTTTGGTTTAATATGCTTATTGGAGTTCTACCTTTTTTATTCTTAGTAGAAAGTAATTCTTTAGGCAGCTTCCGTATTTCTTTAACACCTTTCCATGCTAATTCATAAATAGGTGTCTCACCATCGTTATCCTGAATTTTAAGTACCTCTTTAGGAAGATTAAGTATTTCTTTAAATCCCCAACGTGATAAGTAATGGACAGGCGTTTCTCCCCATTCATTCTGAATCATTAAATCTTCTTTAGGAAGTTTAAGAATTGACTTATCACCATTAATTGCTCTATTGAATATACTTCCATGTATTGTTTTATCCAATACAATTTTACTATCAGATATACTCTTTATTGCTTCCACTTTGCTAGAGGCTGTGACGATTTGATCTTTGTATTTGAACTTCATAATTTATTC